GTCGAGATTGGGGCGCTTGAGCTAATCGACGGTAAACGCACGGGCGGCATGTACCAGCAATACATTAACCCCGAGCGGCCAATGCCGGCGGGTGCGCAGGCAGTCCACGGACTAAGCTCGGAGTTCCTAATCAACTTCCCAGCCTTCCACGAGATAGCCGAAGACTTCCTGGACTTTGTAGGCGATACGCAGCTCATGTTTCACAATGCGCCGTTTGATATTGCATTCCTAAACGCCGAGCTGGATCGCATCGCATACAAGCCGCTCGATACCAGTAATGCAATCGACACGAAAGTAATGGCGGGGGACGCCGATCCTTACTCTGACACGTCCCTCAATGCGCTGTGTGCCAAGTTAAACATCGACACCACACACCGGCAGATACATGGGGCCATCAAGGACTGTGAGCTAACTGCGAAGGTCTACGCCAAGCTAAGGAGCCTCAAATGAACCCCGACCAAATCAAGCTCGCCAGAACCTACCTGCGGCTGTCCAGAAGCCAGCTCGCAAGAATGCTGGAGACCGACACGCAGACCATTCAGAGGATGGAAATGAGATCGGATGCCGCCACAGCCAGGCGTCCAGCACCCAGAATGTTGCGGCTGATCGAGGCGTATATGGGTGGCTTTAGGCCGGCAGATTGGCCGACGAAATGACCCCGATTTGCCCACCTTGCCCACCTTTGCCCACCTTGGATTTTGAAGTGGGCAAAAACACTGAAAAACACCTGCCCACCACCTATCCTCCCCTTTAGGGGGAGGTAGTGGGGGCGGGGGGTGATTTGATGCGGTGGGGGAACGTCGAAATATAGGGCAGATTTGCCCACCTTGAAATTGGAGATTTCGGAATGACTAAGAGACCCAGCAAACTCGGCAGACAGAAACTAGAGGATCGTCTCATCTCTCCGTCGGCCGCGTCGCCCAATGAGGTGGCGTGTGATCTGGCACTCGGTGGCCTAGACCGTATGGCGAGGGAGATGGATCGTAAGTGGGGAGTGGACAGGCTGCCAGATCTCGTCAGCCCCGAGATGGCCGCGAAGTATGGATCGGCAATGGGCAAGCTGAATGCAGCCGTCCGCGAAAGTGATGTGGCTCATACGGTGGCCAGGGCCGAGGTGTGTGTCCGAGGATTGAGGGCTATGGACGCGGCGGCCGATGCGGCTGGCATGCCACACTCAGATCCAGACATCTGGGAGTATCAGATCGACGGCCACACTTTCGGCATCATTGCCGATGGGCGTGATTGGCCGGCAGCCTATGCAAAGCGTGAGGGCATAACAATCCACACAATGCGTGAGGTGGCGCTGGCACTCAAGCACTACGGTCAGATCGTGGTGGACGTTAAGCAGGCATTCAATGGCGCAGAGGTTGTAGCTGTGCGCAAAACCAAGGAGAAAATAGAATATGAAGAAATCCCTTTTTAACACAGCAATCAGACACAGCTCGAGGCACATTGAGCAGAGCATGACAGTCGCAGATCTAGGTGGCGAGAGGTTTGACCTCGAGTACCTGGCGTTTGCTTTGCCGTTTGCAGTTCCATTCAGCGTCGCTAAGTACGAGCAACAGATAGGCGACGATATGGCGGCTTGCGCTGCAGCAGAGGGCAACATAGCAGCGTCTCCGATAGCTGTGGCGCCTAACGTGTATCCACCAAGCGATACCGATCTAGCAATCCTAAACGAGCTATCAATAAAACATATGAGCCACATAACTCTCGTCCATCGCACCGGCATCTACACTAGGGATGTTAGGGAGAGCATAGTGCGATTAAATAGGAAGCAGCATGTCTTTGCCGATACAATCGTCAAGGGCTATCCGCCAGTGTTTTATATTACCGAGGGAGGCGAGAGAGTGCTTGCACAGTATCGCAAACTTGGTAAGATATAGATCTGCCTGATTGCATTGACCCTCCCTCAATGCAATAAACTAATCCCAGTCGTTTCGTGCGGCTGGGATTTTTTCATGGAGGAGATCATGGTGATCTTAATGCGCGTACCAGAGTTTGTGGACGACGAGCATACTGCCGAAGTCTATGACGACTTGATCGACTACATCGCAGATATGATTGATCGAGGCGCAAGGGTCGACGCTATCGGCCAAGTGCTGGTCGAGATGGCAATGGATTGGGCCGAAGAAGAGGGCGAACTGCATACCGTGCATTAGAGCGCGTGAGAGCCGCTCTAAGGCCTGTCTAGCCTCCTCGGCTACCTCGTATCATAAAAGCTGCCAATCAAGCTGTATGGTGCCTCTGAGGCTCTCTAACCACGCAACAAGACAGTTACGTCGCTACACATCCCCGCGAGGCCAGATTTACCCCCATTTGCTATGCACTGGCTGCATGACTGCGGGGTAATTGCACCAGTAATAGCGCCATTGAATGCCTTATTGTTTGTTATCAATGACTTAGCATATTACATAATAAGTATTATAGGATGATAGCGCTAACAACAGGCCGCCCAGACGCTGAGACCCCCCCCACCTTCGCGATCGGCGGGGGCGGCTGCAGATGTAGGTTCTCACACACCTGGCTACCAAATCTGCCACACCCCCACCCCCCCCATTGCAAAAGCGGTGACACCTCTCTAAAATTTTAAAAAATATTGGAGTACACAAATTGGCAGGACAAAAACTCACGAGAGCCATAACTGCTCACGTCGTCGAAATGGGCGGAGCTGACTGGCTGTACGAGCAGATGGCCTCGGGGATGACTGTCGTCGCCCTGGCTAAGAAATTCGACTGCGCACGCGGCACAATGTCGAGAATACTCAATTCTCGACCTGAGTGGGTCGATGCGATGGTCAAGGCACGCACTGAGGCCGCAGACGCATATGCCGAGCAGGGTCTGGAGATTGTCGATGCCCTCGACAAGGAGAGTTCGCCCTCGGCCATAGCAGCGGCCAGAGAGCAGTCGCAGTATCGTCGGTTTTTAGCCGGTGCATTCAACACTGATCGCTACGGCACCCGAGCCGGCGTTAGCGTGAACATCAACATCGGCGACCTACACCTAGAGGCTTTAAAGAAGCGTCGCACAATCGACATGACGTCGGTAGACGACGCAGAGGTAGCAAATGGCGGAGAGTAATCCCCTAATTGATTTCGTCGACAAGTATTCCAAAGATCCAAAGAACTTCGTTATCGAGATCCTCGGCGGCAACCCGACGCCGTACCAGGCGGAGTTTTTAGACGCAGTAGCTCGGGGAGAGCGTAAGATCTCGATACGCTCGGGCCACGGCACTGGTAAGTCCACGGCAGCCTCCTGGGCCATGCTGTGGTATGTGATGTTTAAGTATCCCTGCAAGGTCGTCGTCACTGCCCCCACCACCGGACAGTTGTTTGACGCACTATTTGCCGAGCTGAAGAAATGGATCAGCGAGATCCCGAAGCCATTGCAGCCACTGCTCAACGTCAAATCAGATCGCGTGGAATTAACGGCGGCACCCAGTGAGGCCTTCATTTCGGCCAGGACGTCCAGAGCAGAAACTCCCGAGGCCCTCGCCGGCGTACACTCCGAGAATGTCCTTCTCGTCGTCGACGAGGCGTCCGGTGTTCCGGAGCCAGTCTTCGAGGCAGCCGCTGGCTCCATGTCTGGTCACTCGGCCACGACGCTCTTGCTCGGCAATCCGACGAGATCTAGCGGCACATTTTTTGAGACGCACAACCGCTTGAAGAGTTCTTGGTGGACACGTCGATGGAGCTGCATAGAGAGCCCACTCGTTTCCGAAGAGTTTATCGATGAGATGCGTCTACGTTACGGCGAGGAGAGTAATGCCTTTAGGATCAGGGTGTTAGGCGAGTTTCCTCTAGCAGATGACGACACGATAATCCCACTCCACCTGGCCGAGGCAGCCGTCCACCGCGACATAGCCATTGGCGACACGGCTCCCATTTGGGGCTTGGACGTTGCACGTTTCGGCACTGATAAGACGGCTCTGGCCAAGCGTGTCGGTAATGTCGTGACTGAGGTTGATCGGTGGCAGGGGCTGGATCTGATGCAGACTGTCGGACGTGTTAAGGCTCAATACGATGGCCTGCCCACCTCCATACGCCCCAGCGAGATACTCGTCGACAGCATTGGAATGGGCGGTGGCGTAGTGGATCGACTGCGTGAGCTGGGCATGCCGGTACGCGGTGTGAATGTCTCGGAGGCCCCATCAATGGGCGGAACGTATCAGAACCTGCGCACTGAATTGATATTTAAGCTGCGTGGCTGGCTAGAGGAGCGGGGGTCGAAACTGCCTAAAGACGACCAGTTAGTTGCAGAATTAACGTCGATCAGGTATAGTTTCAGCAGCTCAGGCAAAATGAAGGCCGAGGGCAAGGACGACATGCGGCGTCGCGGTTTGCACTCTCCCGACTTAGCTGACGCCGTGTGTCTGACTATGGCCGGCGATGCGGCCACTGCGATGGGATCTAAATC